TATTGTCGAGTTGTCAATCGGGGTTATTGCTCGTCGCGTCATTCAGGTGATGCAACAGTTTATGACTGGTGAACAAATGGCTCACGTTGCTGCTAATAGTGGCGACAATCTGTTTGTGCCTTATGGCCGGGAAGACATTATAGGCGAGTACACGTTTAGTGTTGAGGCTGGATCCACTCAGCCGATTAACGATACGATGCGTAAGCAGCAGGCTGTTTCTTTGTTGAACGCTTTGGCCCCCTTGGTGGGTACCATTATTGATCCTGCGGCTCTGGCTAAACACGTATTGCAGCAGGGCTTTGGGGTTAAGAATCCTGAAAAGTTTTTGATGCAGCAGCAACCAATGATGCCTGAGGGTGATCCTGCTGCTGAAGGGGGTGACCCATCTATGGGGCCACCTCCGGGTATGGGGCCGCCTCCGGGTATGCCGATGGGCGGGCCGCCGGGCGGAGACGCTTTTGGCGCTTCCGGCGGGGTGCCTCCTGAGTTGTTAGCGCAAATGCAAGGCCAAATGGGTTTGGATTTGTCTAACTTGTAGCATTGGGACAGTTTGTCCCTTTATATAGAGCAACCCGTTTGGGACTCTAGGAAGGTAATGAAATGGATAACGAGTTGACGGAACCCACTGAGGTGGATACTTCGGAAGCGTTGATTGAGGGTTCTGGGGAACCTGCTGGCGAGTCGTACACCGTGACGGTGGATGGCGACGAAACGCAGGTCAGTCTTAGTGAACTTCAAGACGGCTACCAACGACAAGCGGATTACACTCGTAAAACGCAAGAGTTGGCAGGCGAGCGGAAACGGTTACAGCAAGCAGAGGCAATTGTGTCTTCGTTGGAGTCAGATCCTGCGGGGACATTAAACGCTTTGGGTGAGGCTTTTGGGGTTAGTCCCCCTCCGCCGCAGGCTCCCACTCCTCAACGTGCCACGGATTCGTGGGACGATGATTGGAGCGAGGAACAACCTGCGAAAGAGGATGGTACTTCTCTGAGGGTGGCTCATTTAGAGGCGCGTCTCGAGCAGCAGGATCGTTTATCCCGCAGACAAGCAGTTGAACAACAAGTTGAAGGTCTTAAAGATCAGTACGGGGACTTTAGTTCTGATGATCTTTTCCAACACGCGTTGCGCCATAAAATCGGGAACCTAGAAGCAGCATTAACACATATGCGTTTCGGCGATGTTTCTGAACGTGCAGCAAAGTTGGAGAAGGAAGCGGAACGCACTGGTGCTAAACGAGACGCTGGGGTGGTTGAATCTTCGGGTTCTAAAGCCGCCGGAGCGGTGTCGTCTAAAGCATCTGGTGATAAGGGTCCACAAACTGTTCGAGAGGCTTTCATTCAGGCCAAGAAAAACTTGGTTTGATTAATTATTTCACGGAGGTGAAAAGAATATGACTACAGCAAATAGCAATTTTGATGAAATTCTTTCCACCACCCTTAATAACTACGTTCCTAAACTGACTGACAACGTTTTTTCGGCTCGGCCTCTGTTTTATGCCTTGACGAACGGTCAGTCTATTCGACGTATTTCGGGTGGCGCAAAGATTGTTGTTCCAATCATTCATGGAACTAACGATACCGTTGGTTCCTACACTGGTGATGGAACTATTCCTACTACTGCCCAAACGGGTATTAGTGCTGCTGAGTACGATTGGAAACAATACGCTGCTTCGGTAACCATTACTGGTATCGAAGAAGCAAAAAACAACGGTGAAGCACAAATCATCGACTTGCTTGAAGGTAAAATCTTCCAAGCGCAAGAGTCGATTATTGAAGGCATGAACACCATGTTGTGGGGTACCAATGGCGCTCACGCTACTGATTGGCTCGGCTTGGGCGACCTTGTTGACTCAACTGGTGCTGTTGGCGGTATTGATCCGGCTGCGGCATCTCCCGCTGATAACGCTTTCTGGGCTTCCTCAGAAACTGATATTAGTGCGGTTGCTGCTGGTGCGCTAACTACTGCACACATGGCAACCATGTACAACAACGTGTCGGTCGGCAACGATCAACCGTCCATTATCATCACGACTCAAGCCGCATACGAAGCGTATGAGAACTTGTTGACTGATCAAATCCGTTACACCGATACCGATGTAGCGGATGCTGGGTTCCAGAACTTATTGTTCAAGGGCGCTCCGATCACGTTTGATGACCAATGTACAGCGGGCGAAATGCTTTTCCTGAACACCAAGTACCTGCGTCTCGTAGGCCACTCTGATGTTTGGTTCAAGGCAACACCATTTGTACGGCCTACCAACAAAGACGCTGTGTATTCACAGATTCTTTGTTACGGCAACATGACGATCAGCAACCGCGCTCGTCAAGGCAAAATAACTGGTATCGCTAGTTAACCTTAGGGTTGTTGGGGGTGGCAGCCTTTGGGCTGCTGCCCCTCAACTAATTGGAGAATATTCATGGCTCGCAGTTTCGCAATCTCTCATAGTTCTTCTTCTCGTCCTGCTGGGGAACCAGCCAACAACTTTCGGGCTTTGACTCCTGCTCCGCATTCTACGGCGGGTCGGAACATTCAGAAAGTCAATCCGATGGGGCCGAAACGGGAAACAATTATTGAGGTTTGCTCAGCGACTACCAAGGCTGGTAGTTCGTGTAAGGCCCGCCCTGTGGCGGGTACTGGACTCTGCGTGTTTCATGGAGGCGCCAAAACGGAAGGATTGTAATGCAACTATCTGAAATGCGTAACTATGTTCGCAATGTTGTCGATATCGATGATACGGATATTTCTGATCCCACGTTGAATGCTTTCATTGGTGAGGGTTACGATCTTATTGTTTATTCTGAGAAGCGTTGGCCGTTTTTTGAGGTAGCCAACACGTTCCTCACTGCCAATGGAACTAAAGATTATTCGCTGGCTGCTGTTGGTGTTAATGTTAAAGACGCTGCCGAACGTGATCTTGGTTTGCGGGAAATCAATTCTCTACGAACCAACAAACACGTTATAGAATATATTGGTTCCGACGATGGCGACATCATGTACCCGTTGGATTCGACTAATACTGGGGAACCCTTGTACTGGTCGTATTGGGGTGAAAGTGTTCGCTTCTACCCTACCCCCGACGCTGCGTACACTATTTCGATGCGGGGTTACCGCAACGCTGAAGCGTTTTCGGCAGACACAGACTCGCCTGATTTGCCTGATGCGTTTGACCGCGTATTATCGTTGTACGCTATTTACCGTTCGTATCAGCAGCAAGAAGACGGCGGCATGTCGCAACAATACTATGTGTCGTTTGTCGGTGAGTTAGATAATCTGGCTAAACGGTTTAACGATACTCCTGCTGCTCAACCTATGATTTTGAATAGTCGGCGTTCTGGTCGTAGAGGATTGTCTCGTATGCGTTACTCTTGGGAGTAGCGGATGGCTTTATCTAGTTTTGTTCCGCCTGCTTCTAGCGGCGAACCGTACCGTTACGAAGAGTTAAATGATTTTACGGGTGGTTTGAATCTGCGCGCCGATCAGTCTTCTTTGGCTCCTAACGAGTCGCCTGACTTGCTGAACGTTGATGTCGACCCTCGTGGCGGTGTGGAGCGTCGCGACAATATTGATGCTTTGAATACAACTGCGTTGAACGGCGACATTTTGATGATCGCCGATCATTTCGAGACCACTAGCGGTACTGAACAGATCATTGTGGCTGCTAAGAATAGTGCTGGTACTGGTACGGAACTTTGGTTTGGGTCTGGTGGAGATTTTACTCTAATTCAGGACGCGACTGGGGTTGTCACGTTGACGGGGGTTTCTGTTCCTTCGTCGGTGACGTTTAACGATTCGACTTATATTTCTAACGGCGAGTTGTTCGACAGTCCTGCGGACAAGTCGGCGTTGCGTTGGCGTGGAGGTAACTCTGGTACTGCGTTAACGTTGGGTGTCGGCGATTGGGGTGCTAACGGCCATTTTCCTCAGGCACGGTTTACTGCTACTTGGGGTGAACGGGTTTGGGCTGCGTATACGACGGAGGCAAGCACGGATCGGGCTTCGTTGATTCGTTGGTCTAAAATCAACGATGCTGAGAATTGGCTCGAAGCGGATTATATTGAGGTCGACATCGGGGAGCATGGTGACGCTATTACGGCGATTGTTCCTGATGGTGATCGGTTGCTTGTTTTTAAGCAGGAATCTGTTTATGCTATTTATGGTTTTGATTCGGATACGTTTCAGGTTGTTAACTTGACTCGTGCCGCTGGGTGCCGTTCTGGGACGGTTCCTGTCGCTACTCCTCTTGGAGTGTTTTTTTGGTATGCTGAAGAGGGCTTATTTTTGTTGAGCCAGCAGGGTTTGGCTCATATTTTTTCTCGTTTGAAACCTGCTGTTGAGAACGGGTTTTTGACGTTGTCGAATGCGCCGTCTTTAATGTGGTTTGATCAACGGTTGTGGTTGTCTGTGGATTTCCAGTCGGGGGATAACCATACTGGGTCGTCTCAGTCGGGTCGCCGTAACATATTTATTTTGGATGGTTCGTTGGGCGAGGGGGGTGCTTGGACTCGTCATGATATTAATGCTCGCTGGTTGTGGGCTTATCGTCCGCCGGGGGATACGCATTTGGCTTTGATGGCTACGTCTGATGTTGCTGATGCGGTTTCGACTGGGGTGTTTACGCGGGTGTCGAGGGCGATGCAGTCGAATGACAAGGATGATTATACGGGTGCGGGTTCGCAGCCTATTCGGTCGCATTATCAGACTCGCTGGTTGTCTGGTAACCGTCCGACGTTTCCGAAGCGGTGGGGTAAAACCCGTACCGTATTGTTAACTGACAATAAGGTGCGGGTTTCTATAGAGATTTTGAAAGATTATAACGCTTCTGGTGGCATGTTTTTACATTCTAAGGATTTGGTAGGCGATTCGTCTACGACTGTTTGGGGCGCGGATTCCTCCGGCACGTTCCTTTGGGAGGATGCGGCCACTGATATTGCTGATGTCGTATCGAAGTGGGTGTCTTTGGGTACTTCCCGTATCTACAAGTTTTTCAGGTGGCCTTCTGCTGGGACAGCGAAGGCTATATCTATAAGGTTTAGCATTGCTCCCAACGATACCTATGGTCATGGCAAATGGGGCGTGACTTCGATTGTCGGGATGTACCGAACAAGGAGAATAAGATAATATGGCGGCTTTAGTTATAACTAAAACCAATTTTGCCGCTGGTGACGCTATTGTCGCTAGCGAAATGAATGTCAATTTTCAAGATATTGAGAATTGGACGGCTGGCGATCCCACCTTAGGGTCTGGGACTTCGACTGTTACCGTTGAGAACAACTTGGTTGTTGACGCTGCGACTACTACCCAGTCGTTGACGGTTGACGGTATTTCGACGTTGACGGGGGCTACTACGCATGGGTCAACGATCACGGTTGGTTCTAGCGGTACGGGTCATGATGTTGTGTTTCATTCTGACACGGGTGGCGACAATGTTACTTGGAATTCGACTGACGCCAAGTTGGTGGTGACTGGTACGTCTGCTACGGATGCTTTGGTGGTTGCTGATGGTCGTATGCGGGTCGCTGATCGCGTGTATTGCGAGGCTTCTGATGAGGTTACTTTGGCTGGTACTACGGGGGCGCTTGTTGTTGGCGGCGATGGTACGGGTACTCATTTGGCGATGGATGCGAATGAGATTCAGGCTAAGGCTACTGATACTACGACTGCTGCTTTGCACCTGAACCCTCACGGGGGTTCCACAAAGACTGGCGGTAACCTCTACATAGATTACGACTCTAACGCGGGGCTGACAGATCCTGCCATCTATTTCGGCGACCAAGCGGATGGTAGCACGGCTATTATTCATTTTGACGATGACGTATCGGGTAATCATTTTTCGTTTAATCAGGGCGGAACCACCCAGTTGAGGGTTAACGCGTCTGGCGTTATTCCTACTTTAGCAACACAGTCCGCTACCGCTGTACACGTTAACGCCTTTGGGGTTTTGACCAAGTCAAGTTCTTCAGCGCGTTACAAAAATGTTGACGAAACCGTAACAATGAGTGACCATCTGTCCCCCAATTTAGTGGATTCACTCTCCCCTAAAATGTGGTCGTATAAATCGGATGCCACAAACTATCCTTATATCAGTTTGATCGCTGAAGACGCTCACGCGGTTTCCCCCTTTCTGGGTGCAACCGCTGAGGACGAAAACGGGGCAACAATCCCTGAGGACGTTCACGACCGCGCTATCATGTCGCTACTGATCGTGGCGTTACAGGACGCTCGTACACGCATCGCCGCTCTGGAGGCATAATGACCCCGGAACTCGTTGGTCTAATAGGAGTACTGGGAGCCGCTTTCATAAGCGGCGTATTCGCTGTGCTTGCCAAAAAGTTCCGTGAAGAAAACACTATACAACACGAAGCCAACCAAGTACGACTCACCCATATAGGTAGAGAAATTGGTGAAGTAAAAGCAGACATTAAGGGTGTTAGAGGTTCCCAACAACGCCACTTAGAATGGCATGCTGAACAATGAATATGCCTAATTTTGGGTTTAATAAGGATCTAACTCCCGCCGTCACCGTTTCGATGACGGACGGGTTAACGTACAGCGGAACTTATTCTGCCGGAACTGCTTACGTTGCGGGGAATGTCGTCACCTACAATGGCGAATCTTTTGTCGCTCGTCAGGCAACGACTGGTAATACGCCGGGCAATACGACGTATTGGCAGACGTTGGCAGAGCAAGGTTTGTCTGGTGCTGCTGGAGCGACAGGTTCAACTGGTGCTACGGGAGCGACGGGTTCTCAAGGTATCCAAGGCATTCAGGGCGATACGGGAGCGACTGGCCCTACTGGGGCTACGGGTTCTCAAGGAATTCAAGGGATACAGGGCGCTACGGGTTCTACTGGGGCTACTGGTTCTGCTGCGACTATCGCTGTTGGTACGACCTCCAGCGTCGCTGACGGCGGTACCGCCACGGTCACTAATAGCGGTACTTCTGGTGCGGCAACGTTCGATTTTGTGTTGGTTGATGGCCCAACGGGGCCAACAGGGAGTACTGGGGCGACAGGCGCTACGGGGGCGCAAGGTATTCAAGGTATTCAGGGTATCCAAGGAGATACTGGTTCAACGGGGGCTACTGGCCCGCAAGGGGTTCAGGGAGATACGGGCGCTACGGGCGCGGATTCAACTGTTGCTGGCCCCACGGGTGCTACTGGTGCAACTGGCGCTACAGGCGCGCAGGGAGACACAGGGGCGCAGGGTGATGCTGGGCCGACAGGGGCAACTGGTGCCGCTGGAGCCGATGGCACGGATGGTGCTACTGGGGCTACTGGTGCTACGGGAGCGACTGGGGCTACGGGTGCCGCTGGAGCCGATGGCTCCGACGGCACGAATGGATCTGATGGGGCGACGGGTTCTACTGGTGCTACGGGGCCTGCTGGCGCAGGTGTGACCGCTGGTCAAGTCTCACTATGGGCTGGATCAACCGCCCCTAGCGGTTGGCTTGAATGCGACGGTGCGGCAGTATCACGAACCACCTATTCTGATTTGTTTGCCGCTGTCGGTGACCGTTATGGTGCTGGCGATGGGTCTACGACGTTTAATCTACCTAACCCTATTGACAAGTTGGCGATGGGGATCGCTTCGGCTACGTCTCCTACTGCTACTACTTTGGCTGGGGCTTCGTCTTTGGATGCGTTGGGGTTGGGCAATGAGTCTGTCGGCCATACGCACAACTTTTCGGCTAATACTGGTGCGGCTACTGCTACTCATACGCATACTGGGAACACGGGTAATCAGTCTGCTAACCATACGCATAATGGTACTTCGGGTAATGGTTCCGCTAACCATACTCATAATACGGGGAATGCTTCTGCGAACCATACGCATAGTACGGGGAACCCTTCTTCTAACCATAGCCATGTCTATTCAAAAGCAAACTCATCGGTATCCTCTTCCAACACAGGGAACGTATCTTCATGGCACACTCACAATACGAACGCATCTGGTGCTTCCCATACACATGGCACGAACGCTTCTGGGGCCTCGCATACTCACAACGTGACTACTGGGGGAAACTCAGGTAACCACACTCATGGGTTCACGACAGCGAACGGTGGAGCATCCCACTCGCACTCAATGTCGGCTACGGTCACTACAAACTCTGCAAACCACAACCACGCCCTTTCCTCTTCTACCGTGTCCACTACAGTTAATGTTGAACCCTTTGTGTTCATCATTAAAACCTGATGGAGGAAATAATGGCAGACTTTATTGACCAGCCACAGCATCGTGGTGGGGTCGGCTACTACAATAAACTCCCTGCCCGCACATATACCGAAGACGGAAGCACATGGTCGGTTAATAACTCTAAGGGGATATTTTCTTTCACACGGCTGATACCCAACATTGAACTTGTCGATGAAGACGGCCATGTTCGTTGCGACGGGGGAATAAACAACTTTGGCCCTATGGGGTTCCACGAATGGGACGAAGCGTTGCAGGTATGCAACTGCGAGTCTTTGACTCAACCGTATGCGCTCACAGGGAACCATGATTTGCTTTTCAGTTCCTTGGAGTACCTAGATGTTGTAATGGGGAACCCTGATTGTGGTGGTACTATCGTTTACATGGAGTCATCTGACGAGGGTGCTGAACTTGCTGTTGTCAAAGGCCGACATTCGGTTACTGCCCGCACTCTGCAAGAAGTTTTGAGACTTCTTTTGGAGTGGGAAACCGCTGGAGAGTTGTTTGATTCGACGGAGCCAATGGTGGATGTCGCCAAACAGATGATTATCGGTTTGGGGATGACCGAAGAAATAAAAACATGGATCTGGGATAACGTGCCTCCAAATAAGGTTCAACTCTTTTTGGAAGGCAACACGGATGCTCAGGAACCAACTGAGCCGCCTGACATTACAGGCACTATTGTCGAACCGTGGCTACTTGATCTGATTCAACGATCCGCTGGTATCGGTTTTATGCCAACAGGCGCATGAACATAGAGTTCCCTGCGGGGCTATGGGGCGGTATCGCTGTTTATGAGAACGCTGTGAACCCCGAAACATGCAAACAGGTAGATGATTTACTGGCCCAGCATTGGGATGCGCTGTGGGAAGCAGGTGTTTTAGCGGAAGGCAAATCGATGATGGGTGCTAACCCCGCTATCAAAAACTCCTCCGACTTTGAACTCTCCCCTAAAATGGGGGAACTGTACGAAAGGGAAAACGGATGGTTTGAAGACGAGATACAAGCCTCTTTAGGTAAGTGCATCAACCATTACGTTTCCCAGTACGACGGATTAGCGGGCTACTGTTGGCCCTTGGGTGACACAGGTTTTCAGGTGCAACGCTACGAAGAGGGTCATGGTTTTTATACGGAGCATATCGATGGCGGGCCTTTCGGTGAAACGAAAAGTAGGTTCCTTGCTGCTTTGATTTATTTGAACGATGTTGATGAGGGCGGAGAAACTACGTTCACGAAGTCAGGGTTAAAGATCAAACCTGAGGCGGGGAAGGTTCTTCTTTTCCCGTCGCATTGGTTGTATCCGCATCGTGGTGAGATTCCTTTGAGCGGGCATAAAACGATTATCACTACTTTTATTGAACAATCGGAGACGGCATGAACATACAAATAGAAGACATACTACAAAACCTTTCCGAACGGGGTCAACTCGAATGGGAGATCGCTTCACTAAAAGCGATCAACAAGTCGTTAGAAACGCAACTCGCTGAAGCGGTTGCTAACACAGAACATGTTTTAAGCGGGACAGATGAACCTGTTTAGTAGAGGATATTAGGGGACTTCATGGGATTTGGTACCACTTACAATGCAGCGGATCCGTATGGCGGATCCCCTGAGCAGCGTTTGGCGTCTGCTGTCGCCCAAATATCGTATCAGACTAAAGGGTTTCAGAACCAATACAACAAGCAACGTACTGCGTTGGGGAAACAGTATAAGGCTGCTATCCCTAAGTTTAAGTCGCAATATGCTCAACGAGGCATATTCGATTCGGGTATCCGTAAGGAGGCTCGCCGCGATTTGGAGACTCGCCGTACCGACCAGTTGGGATTGTATGACGAGGCGTTGCAGGAAGCGTTGCATGGGATGACGTTGAATACGTTGGGTGCTTATGGCGAGTATTCTGGCGGCGAGTTTGAGGCTGCTTTGCTTGAGGCGCAACGTGCGACTCAGGCTAATTTGATACGGGAAGCGACTCGATAATGGCTCTAGGAAAATTGTGGGATTTCGGCAAGGATTGGAGTTCCGGCAGGGACGATTTTGACCAAATCTATCTGGACGCTATGGGGGCTACCCCCACGGGGCTTTCTCATATCGATATGGATTTGCTTCGTGACGAGATGGTTGGTGATGGATCTCCCTCGAACGTTCAAACCTTTTTAGAGACTTTCCCTAATCGGCAAGTATTTTCTCCTGAGGGGATACGGCAGACTGCTACTCCACCGCCTTATACGACTGTAATGAGTCCCGAACGGTACCGTACTGGCCTTGGGCCGGGTACGGCTACCTCCAAGGATATTACTGCCGACGACGGCCCGCCGGGGCCGGGTGGGCCGGGCGGGCCTCGTGGCCCTTCTTTGGAAGATTTACTAAATCAGCAGAAACAAATTATCCGCGACATGGTTGCTCGCGGAATGTTGGGTGTCGATGAAGCGGAGGCTGCTTACACGCAGGCCGTTGCTAGCATTTATGCCGATTTCCAGAATGAACAAAACATTGCTCGTTCTGGGTTTGCTTCCGATGTCGAAGCGCGTGGGACGCAACGCCAACAGGATCGTCAGGATTCTATGGATGCTTTGATCGCTGCTGGTGTGGATCCTCGTGGTTCTGCTGGCGACCAGTTGGCTTCTGACCAAGCATATAATGCTGGGACTGATGCCCAATCAGAGTATTTGGATGCTTTGATGCGTATCTCTGAAATGGGTGAGGGTTCACGGCAACTTGCTGGTGAACGCGAATTTGGCGCGGGGCGTCGTTCGTTGAATGAAACTCAGGCTCAGGGTTTCGCTGGTTTGGAATCTCAGGCTGCTTTGGCTCAGGCGTTGTCTGGGATCTCTGGGACTTCTCCTGCTGATATTTTCGCTGGGATGTTATCGGGGATGGATACTATCGGAATGCAGCAAGGTAAGAACGCTGCTGCGGCTTCTTCGGCTGCCTCTGATCAACAGTATCAAGAGATGATC